ATAAAAGATTCCTTTCAGCACATTCAGGAGGCCGTCTGTGAAGGTCATCTTTTCCGGTTCGTGATCCGGAGGAGATGGCGGAGACGAAATTTGAGGCGCATTCGAACTGGAACTGGATGATTCTGAGGAAATGCCGCTATTAAAGCCGGTGCGGTCATCAAAGTCAAAGGGACATTCACCATCAATGTGCTGATGAGCCTCATATCCATGATGGTAGTGGTATTCGCCGGTGGAGCGGTCGTAATGGCCGCCCTGACTATCGGTTCCGCCCGGATGCGCTGAGGCAAACGGACAGAGGAGCATCAATGCGGTTAGGAAACAAAAAAGTTGTTTTCGCAAGAGAACACACCCTTTCGCCGCCAGTATAGCACCTGCGGGGGAGGAGGGCAAGGAAAAGCCCGCCGGTGAGGGCGGGCAGAGGAGGTATGTATGAAAGCGACCCTGTTTTATCTGGCAGTAGGGGTAACTGTGTTTTTTGTTGCTTACGGAATTTTGAAGACCTTCGCATGATCATTTTCCGGAAAAGCAGCGGGAGAGTGTTTTGATGATAAAGACCCCGATCAAATACACAGCCATTTGCTGACAAGCACAGGGTTGGCAACTGTGCCTGTGTGCCGCCCATGGAGGCAGAGAATATCCTTCGGAAGTTCTATGGTCTGCCGCTGGCGGGGGCGGTCGAACCGCAGGCACCGAAACAGAGCGGGATCGTGATCGACCTGACGGATTTCTGGGGGGAGTGACATGGAGCAGAGGGATTATTCCAAGGCTATCCCGATCGAGCCGCCGGAGGACCTGATCCCGTGGCTGAAGAAGCAAGGGCGGTTTCAAAAGCATCTGCTTCGCTATAAGGCTGCGAGAGTTCTGGAGCCGTTGTCTGATGAGTGGATCCCCATGGTGGAACTGAAATGCAGCGGATGCGGCGGAACCATGTACGCGGACAGGGTGGACGCCGATGGATGCGGGAGGGGATACACCTCCGCTCCTTTTGGATACCACGATCCGGAAACCCACAGGGATGTTATCAGCGGAAATACGGTGAAATGCCCCATGTGCGGCTGCACGGTGAAAGTTTATCACACGGGCAGTTTTCGCTATGGTGTCACATTGGAAGAAGCCTGGCCTATGACCGTGACGCGGTTGGAGGACAAGCTGTTGCTGACCGGATGGTATGCAAGCCAGCACATCAGCCATGATTGCGAGGAGATTATCAGCGCCAGACACTTTGAGGCCTATGTGGTAGAGGAGAAGAAGGTTGTGCGGCTGATGGGTTATTTACGGTGCCTGTCCAGCGTCAGCTTTTTTACCGGTTGGGAACAGAGAAAGATCTGTTTAGACGTATGGGGTGAGGCAAGGCTTATATACCCGTGGGATCCCGCGATCTTGAAGGGGACAACGGCAGAAAACAGCAAGCTGGACCTCTATTTGAAGTGTGACGGCACACTGTTTCCAGTTTCTTATATGCGCTTGTGGCGAGACCGGCCCACCGTTGAAAATCTGCTGGTCCAAGGTGCTGGCAATATTCTTGCCGATATGATAACCCGAGACTGCAAACCCGTAGGATATGGCTGGAATGGTGAAGTCAATATTCCCCACTTGAAGGATGTAAATTGGCGAGATAAACGGCCTGCACAGATGCTTAGGCTTGATAAGCATGAATTCAAGTGCGCGGTGCAACAAAAGTGGTCGCTGGCGGAACTTGAAGTCTATCGGAGTCTGCGAGATCGGGACGGCAAGGTTGACTGCACTGCGGATATGCTTGAGGTCAGGAAAGTAGATGTTCAGAACGTGAAATATCTGATTGAGCGGCAAGTATATGGTTCAGTTATGCGATCTGTACGATATCTGGTTAAACAAAAGAAAAAGGATGCAATCACTTTGGTTGACTACTGGAACCTCTTGAACCAAAACGGTGAGGATGAACAAGATGCTACTCTTCGGTATCCGCAGAACCTAAAGCGAGCGCACGATCAGCAGGCTGAACGGCAGAAGCTTGACAAGAAGCGCGGATACCCTGAGGCTTTTATGAAAAGAAATGAGCATCTTTCTATGTTCGCCTATGAGGCTGACGGCTTCTTGATCCGTCCTGTGTCCTCTGCGGAGGAACTGTTCAACGAGGGCAAGAAACTTAGTCACTGCGTATATTCCTATCTGACCCGTCATGTACGGGGTGAGACAGCAATCTTGTTGATTCGTCGAACAGACGCTCCAGATGAGCCATTCTTTACTTTGGAACTGAACGAAGCAAAGATGCATGTTGTGCAGAACCGTGGAAAGCACAACTGCAGCAGAACACCGGAAGTACAGGCCTTTGAAGAAAAATGGCTCGAATGGGCAAAGGCCCAGAAGGCCAAAGAAAGAAAGGAGAGCGCAGCATGAGTGAAGCAATTACCGTCTCCGGACGGAGCAGCAATACTATCGCCGCTGAGATCGTGGCGATCAACAATCAGGCAAAGCAAATGGTCGTAATGGCCGCCATCGAGGTGGGCCGGCTCCTGGAAGAAGCCAAGTCCCTTGTGGGCCACGGCGAGTGGGGCACCTATCTGGAACGGGAGTGCCAGCTCTCTCACAGATCTGCCAATAACTGCATGAAGATCTACCGGGAGTGGCGTGATAATCCAAATTCGCAAGCGCTTGCGAATATGAGCTACACCAACGCCGTCCGGCTGCTGTCCATGCCGGAAGAGGACCGGGAGGAACTGATGCAGGAACACGATGTTTCTCAAATGTCCTCCCGGGAGCTTGACAAGGTTATTAAGGAGCTGGGCGAAACCAAGGCCGCCAAGGATGCCAGCGAGGCCATAATCCGCGATCTGCAGCAGCAGCTCCTGGATGCCCAGCAGCGTGCCTATGCTGCCAAAAGCTCCGAGGCTGTTTGGCAGGCTGAGATTGACAAGCTGAAGGCCAGTTTGCTCAAGGCGCAGAATCAGGCTCAGCACCTTCGGGATAATCCTACCATTCCTAAATCCATGAAGGACAAGATCGTCGCAGATGCGAAAGCCAAGGCCGCTAAGGATCTGGAGAAGGACATGCAAAAGCAGATCTCCGACGCTGAGCAGAAGGCCAAGGATGCCGCTGAAGCTCAGGCCGCTGCTGAAAAGGACGCGCAGGCTGCCCGGGAGCAGCTGGCGGCCATGCAGAAGCAATCCCGGTTTTCCAGCCCGGATGCTGCTGCCATCAAGATCCTGTTCGACCAGATGCAGACCGATTTCAACAAGATTAACGGGCACTTGATGAAGCTGACTTCCGCCGACCCGGAACAGGGTGCCAAGTTCAAAAAGGCGCTCCAGGTCCTGGTGGAAGAAATGAGAAAGCGGGTGTGATAATGCCGAAACGTTGTAAGATTACTGTCTACTGGCTCAATGGCGATATGCAGGAATTCTATGGAGGCCTGCATACCGATGAGAAGCTGCTGCGGATCTGGCCTGCAGATACAGGCCTTGCAGTCAGCATCCCGCTGGTCTGCATCCATCATTACATTACAGAAGGGTAGGTGAGGTCATGCCTGGAAATGTGTCATGGCGTGCCGCCTGGCCTTGCATAGGCCGCAGAAGCGGCCTCCACTGGGTTCTTGACTATCACGAGTGCGAAGACTCTGAATCCCTTATCCGGGTTTTGAATGAAATCGCACAAAGCGGCTTTGTCCTGGAAAAGGTAATCCCCAGGCCCGATGAGTGTTTTGTGGTCCTGTTTAGGAGGAATGACTTTGGCTAAGGAACGAAGGAAGATCATTCAAGCAGGCAGATTATGGATGGCGGTGCAATACACCGCCATCCACACCCAAAACCAAACGGCCCGGCGGGAAGCTCGACAACTGATCTCCACGCCAGCCCGGGAGGCCCTTAATGCCAAGCTCAGCTGGCAAAAGCTGATGCTGATTCTGGCTGCCAACTTCAAAAGCGACGATCTCGTGATCACGCTTACATACCGGGATAAAGATTTGCCAATCCATCGCGAGGCAGCAGACAAGCGGATGGACTATTTTATTCGCCTGCACCGAGCGCAGCGGAAGCCGCTGCAGCAGGACCTTCTGTATGTGCGGACCACGGAAGGCTATCATTCGGACGGACGGCTCCACCACCATTATATCGTAAACTCCACCGGGCAGGATTTTGAGATCATCAAGCAGCTCTGGCTTCGCAACGGTGACAATGTGGAGTTTGACAAATTCGGAGCGGATGGCGCTGAGCGATGGGCCAAGTATTTAACCAAGGAACCGAGGATACAGGGCCGCCGATATATAGGAGATCGGACCTGGCGTACCAGCCGGAACCTGAAACGGCCGGTATCTTATTATGAATTAGTGCCGGAGGATGAGCGGTTGATGCCGCCGCCAGGCGCCTTTGTGACCGATAAAACGGAATGCGAAAACAGCTATGGGCGCTTCTGCCACATCATGGCAATGCTCCCAGAAGCGCCAAAGTGAATACCCCAAATCGGTCTTGGGGTAGTGTATAATAATCGGGAGTTTCCTAAAAACGAGGTGAAAAAGTGTTGAAAAAGGAATTGAAGTGTGATAAAATATTAACAAACCGGAAGCGGTGTCTCTGCCCGGAATGTGGAAGACTAACACTGCTGTTCCCTCTGCCCAATACGGAAGCGAGGAACCTACCTCTTTGGTGCAAGCGCTGCAACAAAGAAGTGATTGTGAATATCTCCCCTGAGCCTGAGCCTTAGAGCCTGAGCCATGTATCGCAAGAAGCGGTACCTGGTTCGGGCTCTTTTTGTTTTGCCCGGAGGTGATGCTTTGTGACAAGGCAATTCTTCCTCTGGCTGGTAGACCTGATCGCCACCGGCGATGTGCACCCCTTCTATGTCACACCCGAGTGGCGCAGCCTGAGCGGGGATGTCCTCGATGAAGACAGGCATGAGTGCCAGCTCTGTAAGACCCGTGGAAAATTTCGGCCGGCAGTCATGGTCCACCATGTCAACCACGTGAAGCGGCGCCCGGATCTGGCGCTGGACATGTACTACATCGACGGCGACGGCAAGAAGCAGCGGAATCTGATCAGCGTATGCAAGCAGTGCCATGAAACGGTTTGCCACCCAGAGCGGCTCATGAAAAAACAGCGGAAAGCGCAGGGCTTTGTTAACCAGGAGCGCTGGGATTGACCGGATACCCCCCGGTCAGAAAAAACGAAAATAGTCCGGCCTTCGTTACTCGTGTGGGTCCAGGACATTCCGGAGATTTCCCCGCCCAGGCGCGGCGGCACAGGCCCAGGCGTGCGCACGCGAGGGCCATAATCCCCAAAACGGCTTAGGAGCGTGAGAAAATGGCAGATTTTAAGCGAACAAAAGCGTATCGGGACCTGAAGAAGTCCCTGGAGGATAACCTGGCTGCCCGGGGCCTGATTGAGCCTATCTATGCGGATATGGTTTGCCGCTATATGAGCTTCCGGGAAATGGAATGGCTTGCCGATCAGGATATTGCCAAGAACGGGCTGAACATCCTGGATGAGCGCCGTGGCAGCATGATGGCGAATCCCTGCGTTGCCACCAAACTGAACGCCAGCCGGCAGGCTACGGCAATCTACAGGGCCCTCGGCTTTGAGGATGAAGCCAAGCGCTCCAAAGCTGCCGGAGATGATGACGATGAGCTGTAACATCCCGCCGGAGATCCTGGCTTATATCGAACTGGTTGAGTCCGGCTCTCCCCGGGCCTGTCCGGAACAGCACGCACTGGTAGCCCTGGTGCGCCGGGTCTTTGAGACTGAGGACATCAGGGTGGATACGGAACTGCTGCACAAGTACGCCGGGCTTTCCAAGTACTTCTCTTTCGGCGAGCTGCTTCCCTGGGAACTCTTTGTTATGGGCCTGTGGGACTGTACCTTTACCGCTGACGGTATGCCCCGCTGGGATGTTTTCTTCGGCATGGTGGGCCGTGGCGCCGGCAAGGATGGCTTCATCGCCGTTGACAGCATGGCCTCCATCTCACCGTACAACCCGATCCCTCGTTACAACGTGGATATCTGCGCCAACAATGAGGAACAGGCCACAACCCCGGTAAAGGACTTCATCGAGGCACTGGAAACCCCGGCCTATGAGAAAAAGCTCGACAAGCATTTTTACCACACGAAGGAGCTTGTGCAGGGCCGCAAAAACAAGGGCATCCTCAAGGGCCGTACCAACAACCCCAAAGGCCGCGACGGTATGCGCTCCGGCAAGATCATCTTCAACGAGGTGCATGCCTATGAAAACTACGACAACATCACGGTTTTCCGAACCGGCCTGGGCAAGGTCGCACATCCCCGGATGGGGTATTTTACCTCCAACGGTCACGTGTCTGATGGCCCATTGGATGACCTCTTGTCGAAGGGGCGCAGGATCCTCTTTGAGGGCGCTCCGGACAATGGTTTTCTGCCCTTCATCTGCTGCCTCTCAAACAAGGAGCAGGTCCATGATAAGGCCAACTGGTATATGGCCAACCCCTCTCTGTCTTATTTCCCGCACCTTCTGCGCGAGACGGAAAAAGAATATTCCGACTGGCTGGAATCACCGGAGCAAAATCCGGATTTCCTTCCGAAACGAATGGGCCTGCGTGCCGGCTTTAAGGAGATATCTGTAACAGATTACGAGAAGGTCCTTGCTACCAATAAGCCGCTCCCGGATCTGTCCGGATGGAGCTGTGTTGTGGGTCTTGACTATGCGGAGCTTTCTGACTGGGCCTCTGTCAACCTGCATTTTCGCAGGGGCGACGCCCGTTTTGACATCAACCATTCCTGGATCTGCGCGCAGTCGAAAACCCTGCCCCGGGTCAGGGCTCCATGGAAAGATTGGGCCTCCCGCCAACTCGTGACCGTTGTGGATGATGTGAGCATCCACCCCGGGTTGCTTGCGGATTACATCCTGGACGCTGCCAAGAAGTACAACATCAAAAAGCTGGCTATGGACCATCACCGCTGGACGCTGGTTTCTGAATCTCTGAAGAAAATCGGATGGGACGCCAATGACAAAACCAAGGTCAAGCTGGTTCGGCCTTCTGACATTATGCAGGTGGAGCCGCTGATCCAGGAGTGCTTCGACCGTGGATACTACACATGGGGCGATACCCCACCGTTAAGATGGGCAGTCAATAACACCAAGCGGGTGCGCAGCTCCAAGAAAGCCGGATCTGACACCGGAAATTATTACTACGCAAAAATCGAAGGCAAAAGCCGGAAGACGGACCCTTGGATGGCGCATGTGGCCAGCATGACCATCGAGTCGGTTCTGGGTACCGGCGAGCCTGTGAAGCTTCCGCCTGTGGCGGCAGTTTCTGTGAAAATATAGCGCTGAGGAAGTGAAAACATGGCATGGAAAATCATTGACTGGCTTTTTGGTCCCGGTGAAGGCACCACCAATTCCGGCGAAAAAGTTACGATTCAGGAAATTCTGGCAGCAGCGGCAGAGCTGCAGATCCGGGATCTGGCGTTGACGGTGTGCGTGAACATGATCGCCAATGCTGTCGGCAAGTGTGAATTCCAAACCTTTGTAAACGGCCGGAAGGTCCGGGGCGATGAATATTACACCTGGAACATCGAGCCGAATATCAACGAAAACAGCACGATGTTCCTCCACCGGCTGGTGGACAAGCTTTGCCGGGAGAACGAAGTGCTGGTAATCTCCAGTCCCCACAAGGATGGGCATGAGATGCTCGTTGTTGCTGACTCCTTTGCGAAGCCGCAGCGATACCCGCAGAAAATGAATGTCTATACAGATGTCTGCGTGGGCGAAGTTACATACCGCAAATCTTTCAAGGAATCCGAGGTGCTGCACCTGGTGCTGAATAACACCAACGCTCAGGAAGTGGTCAAGCGGCTGTATGCCAGCTATTCCAAGCTGATCAGCTCCGCGACAAAAAGCTACACCTGGGGACAGGGCACCCACCTGAAGGTGAAGGTCAACCAGACTGAATCCGGCGCACCGGGCTTCGCAGAAGCCTTTGCAAAGATGATCAATGAGCAGGTCGCCCCATTTATGCAGGGTGACAACGCGGTGCTTCCTGAGTTCGACGGTTACGAGTACGACAATCTTGGCGGCACCGCAAACACGGAACGCAGCACCCGGGATATCCGGGCCCTGGTGGATGATATCTTCGATTTCACCGCCCAAAGCCTGAATATCCCTCCCGTCCTGATCAAGGGCGTCGTCCAGGGCACACAGGATGCCGTTACCCGCTGGCTGACTACCGGCATTGATCCCCTGTGCGACCAGCTGGAAGAAGAGATAAACCGAAAGCGATACGGCCGTGAACTTTGGAAACAAAACACTTACCTGCATATCGACACCAGCACAATCACCCATTTTGATTTGTTTGCCAATGCCGGCAATATCGA